TTAATTTTAACTCTATTTTCAACTTTTTGCAATACTTCATTTTCAATTTCTTCAACAATTTTAACTTTTTGCCTATAACTATTCTCAAGTGTTTCTATATAGTCAACATCGCCTATATTATCCGCAAAACTTCCCACATCCAAGCCAATGTCATCACTGCTTACAACTTCACTCGGATCTACTTCATCTTCAGTTAAGGACACGGTATAACATCTGCAATTAAATCCATTTGGCGGAAAGTATTTGTCAGCTTCAGGCGTCCCCACTTTAAATATTTTCCCGTCAAGTTCCTTTGTATGCTGCTGTTCTCTTCCATCTAAGATACCGCAGTAGCGATAATATGGATAACGCTCTTTGTACTTGTCAACCTTCAAATGAATACCAGCGTTGTAGGCATGATTCATATTTGTTCTGAATACGGTTTTTAAATATCCCTCATTTAGCTTTAATCCGCTCTCTGACAGTATTTTATCAACATCTTTTTTCCAGTCTTTAAATGTTCCGCCATTCTCGAGTGTATTCGACATCTGCTTAAATATTTTTTCTGTCACATTGACATCCGTGACCTTCTTTATCCAAAAATACTTTTGCCTTGAATAATCCATTTCTTTTTCCACATCAGTGTATAAGGCGGGATGTTTTTTCAGAAAATTATCAAGTGCGGCATTCTTTGTCTTGGTTCTAGTATTTGCAAATTCTGTTACTCCGTTATCGACCATAGCGGCATTGTCAAATCCCTGCAAAGTCGACATCAGCATTAAATCTTCCAGTATATTTTCATAGTTAAAGTTCAAGTCGTAGAAATCTGAAATATCTTTAGCTTTTTCTATCTTTTCTCGTACAGCTTTCAATACATCCTTCTGCCATCTTTTAAAATTATTTTCAACAAATCTGTCAAATCTAGCCTGATTCCTTTCAATTAATTTTCGTTTCTCATTTATTTTATTGATGTTCAGTTTTTTTTTACCTTTGGCGAACTCACTTACTTCAGTCTTCTCTACCTCCACCAAGTCAATCACATCCACGCCCAGCATTTCTGCTATCTTATCTTTAGTAAAGGCATATCCGCTCTCCATAATTTTAACTATAGAGTTCACTTTCTCAGTCATAGTTTTCGCTTTCTTATCTTCCAGCTCCAATGTTTCTTTTTCGTCAATCTCTTCGACAAACTTAAAATAAAACTTGCTGGGGTCGTACCCATACAAGACAGAATCCAGCTCGATAAGTTTTTGAATCCAGTCCCTAATCTTTTTGACTTTAGATTCTATCTTATAATTTTGCTGTTCCTTATGAACTTCACCCAAGGCCCTGTTACCGCTATTACCATCCACTCCAACTACTAATGTACTTCCAAGTAAATATCTCTGCACGGCTTTTGACTTCTCGCTTAATAATTCCTGATAGATTTCAGGTTTCAAGTCATCTAATTTAATAAATTTTATGAAGTCATCAAGCGATTTCTCCCCGGCACTCGGTACTGCCAATACATCTTTACCTTTAGCATTTTTTAAATCTTTAGCCTGTGCTTCCACATCTTTTTGTCTAGCTTTAATAACTTCTGGCGGATCTGTTTCAACAGCAGGTTCATAAGCGAATACCGTTATAATGTCCCCATATTTTTCTATAATCGCATTTAACTTGCTCTCCAAATGCTCTTTAGCCTTGAATACTGGGACAAGCGGCAACAAATCTGAACTTCCCTGTAAATTATCCAGTCTTTCTTCATTAACGCAAACTAAAAAACGGTTGGGTTCTTTCGCAATAACAATCTCACTATCACGAGTTTTAATCATCCAACCGTTATCCTTGTTATATTTTATATATTTATTCGGCAACAATACCAAATCATCAATCACTGTTCCACCTGTATCATCTTTGCCATAAATAATCTCAAATATAGATTTCTTATATATTTCCGATCTCAGCACATTTTCCAAAAGTTTAACCATATTAAAATTATTAAATCTTTCTTGAATGTTTTCAGCTGTCTCAAAATATTCAGGTACATCCGTCTCAATTTTCCACTCTTTCGATGTCACACTTTGTGTCATAAGCTGTATAGCCTGTGCCACATCGACATCAGCCAACATCTTCTGCAATGTATCATCATCAATATCTCCGCTATAAGAAACAGAACCAAGCGATATTATTTCTTTTACCAAAGCACTTACTACATTTTCCCTGATACTCACATTTCCTCCTTTCTACACACTTATAAATTTTCTAATATATCTTTTTGAATTTTGAATCAAATCATTTATAACAATACCCGCATAACTGCACACATCAACAGCGTCATCATGCAAAGCATTTGGAAATTTCAAAAGTTCCTCTTCAAGCTCAAAAAGTTTATCCAAATTTTTATTGAAATAAACTTTCCCATTTTCAAACATAACTGATATGTTCAAGGCCCTTGTCATTTTATCAGTATCGGCTTTCAATTCCTTTAAGGGCATTCCCTCTCTGTTCGCCTGCTGAATTATCCCAATACCACTACTTTTGCTTTCTATGGCTTGAAATCTCAACTTATATCTATTTCTAAATTCCTTAATCACATTCCATTGGTCAGGAACTTCTAATCTTTCAAGCATTAAGTCAATTAAATACAAGTTCCATTCCCTGTCGCACATAAAAGTGGCAATTGCCGTATAATCACTATTCTTTCGAGTACTCATAGCGGTATCTATTGTTTGAAAATAGAAGCAATCTTTCACATTTACATTTTTATCAGCAGTTTTGATGAAGTCATTATCAATATCGAAATATTTAAAGTACTGCCGTTTAAAAAGTCCGCCGTCTTCAATTTGGGGCCTCTGCTGATAAAGTGCCGCAAATTCACGGCTACCTATCGCCTTTTTAATATTTTTAAGTTCTTTCAATCCGTACCGTTCTTCCCATAACGCTTCACCAACATTTCTTCCTAAAATATCATTTTCTTCAGCAATCGCTGGAAGCACAATACTCTCAAAAACTTCTCCAGTACCGCTTTCCATCTCTTTAGAAATTCTACCGACCAAGTCATCCTCATGCCACCTGGTTTGGATAATTATAATCCCTCCACCAGGTGCCAATCTTGTCCGAATAGTTGACTGATACCAGGCCCAGACCTTGTCTCTTTGAAGTTTACTGTTAGCGTCTTCTCTATTCTTAAACGGATCATCAATAATCGCAATATGTGCCCCCTTACCTGTTGCACTTCCTCCGACACCTGTACTCACAACAGCACCACGATGTTCTGAAATTCCCCAGTTATCACCAGCACTCTTATCCCTGTCGATGATATTATTAAAAATCCCAGTCCCATTTTTACTGTGCTCCCTATAAGTATCTCTTGCTATTTTCCCAAAATCTCTAGCCAAATCCATTGAATAACTCGCAATTATAATCTCATAGTCAGGATTATTACCAATTATCCAAGCAGGAAATTTCTTCGTCATAGTTTCCGATTTGGAATGTCGTGGCGGCATACAAATATAAAGTCTTGGACTTTTACCAGCTTTCACATCTTCCAAAAACTGCTGGGCCTTATCACTCAAAAACTGTATATGCCTAGAATTTTTATATCTCCCATTCCCATCAAAAATAAGGAAATCTAGCAAATTCCGTCGTGAAAGCTCCTTAGTTGCTTCCAGCCGTATCATTTCCATCTTATCCACCCTTACCACCAGCTAACGCTCTTAGCTCTTCGATAGTAAGTCCAGAAAAAGGATTGGTATTCAACTGTCCTGACAGCTGCATTTTCTCAATATATTCACCATCCATTTTATTCAAAATATCTAATGCCTTTAATCTATCCTGTACCTTTTCATTTCTGTTTTTAATAACTTCTGTTAAAAACTCTCGTCTTTCAACAGCTGTCATTATTCTACTCGTTTTTGCTTTTTCTTGTAATTCTTTTATGTATTCCTGTACTGCCGTATTTTGCCGTATTTTACTAACATTTTTATTTGTATATTTTTCACTATACCCAGCCTTTATTGCGGATTCAGTAGCATTTCCACAAGCTACATAATATTCACAAAAAGCCTTCTGTCTTGCATTCAATTTCAATGCTACCGCCTCCTCTTTTTTCGTTAAAATAATAATAAAAAAAAGACTACCTGTTTTCTCAGATAGCCTCCACAATAAATAAATTATATATTTAGAGCAAGAACTGGAATAAAAACTATTTCTCCAAATGCTCATTAAAATTACATTCTAACATATTATACCATAAAAAAAGGTATAGTCAAGGTACTAAAAAGGTAGTCAAAAGGTAATTTTAGTCAAGTAAAACTTCCGGAAAGAGTAAATACTGTATTCCTTCAACCAATCTTGTCCTATTTTTACCTATAGTTTTCTCAGTTACCCCTATTTCTTCCGATATTTCTTCTATAGTAAAATTTTTAAAATATCTCAATTCGATAATTTTAAAATATTTATCTCTTTCAAAATATTTCAAAGCATCTTCCACCCTAAAAATTCTTTTTTCCAGTTTTCTGTTTTCTCCCTCCAAATACTCGATTCGACTTAATTCCTTTTCGGGAATCCCTTCAATTTTAATAATCCCTCCTTTTATATTTTCAGAAAAAACAGGTTTTGATTTTATTGCTCTCAACCCTTTTTCTTTTATTTGTGTTATTTCATCCTCATTTCTTTTTAAATTAATTTTATAAAGTGGATAAGACCTAAGCATTGCCTCTGTCTCCGTGTATTTATCCCCTGATTTTCTTTTTTCCATCTTTTCAAATATTTTATCCGCAATTTTTTCTATGTCTTTTTCATTCATTTAATTTTTATTTTCCTTTCTGAATATTTATACTCTAATTGCAAAAAATTTAACAAGCCAAATTAAACAATAAATTACAAATAAGTTTATTGACATATAAATTAAAAATGCTATTATATTATC